GGGCTTGCGGCGTGACGATCTTAACTCGACCCGTCTGCGCGACGACGCGCGCTAATCCACGCTCGGCCAGGAAGTTCGCCGATTTCTCAGCGGCGCTCATAGCCCGACCAACTTGTTGCACAGTCGTAGTAGCCGGAGCGGCCTGCACAGTGACCCCGCGCCACGCAGTAGCCTGCGCCTTCAGTGATCGCGATGCGCCCTCGCTCTGCTTCGCGAGGCCAGAATTCAACAGGCCAAGCTTCTCGTACATTGGGCGTACATATTTTACGTGGAGCTGATGCCCAAGCTTCTGCGATTCCTGATTGATCTTATCGGCCTCGGTAGCAAGGCCGATAGCGACGGCCAAGAGGCCAAGCTTCGTTGCAAGTCCCACCGTTGCGGCAGTCGCGCCGCCTGCTGTCACGGTGTACGAAGCTAAACTAGTACGCGCTGTCCCAATCCAGAGCGCTGCCGTCTTGAAGCCCGCATTCATAATCACAATGGCGCCAGAGAGCGCGACAACCATACCAACGGCAGCAAGCGATACAGAGCCATAGAGGAGCGTATTGGCGATAGCTCGTCGCTGGCTCGGTTCCATCTGGTGCAAGTTAATAAGGAGCTTATTCCCCCGCTCAATCATATCGTTAAGCGCAGGCATCACTTCGGCACCGAGCGCATTCTTAAGAATTTTCCAGTTGTTGCTCAAACGTACGGTTTGCGCGGCGGTTGTCTCCGCCATCTGCCCGTATGCCTTCTCGAACTGGCCTGCGTCATCACCCATATCACGGAGCAGGCCGGCAAGCTCACGGTAGCGTGGGATCGCGACGTTGAAGAACCGCATCGCCTGGATCGTGCCACCGGCGCCCTTGAACAACTCTTGCAGAATTGCGGCACGGCTTGCAGGCGGAAGCTTCATCAGGACGGCGCTCAGCTCGCCCATCACTGGCACGATGTTGCGGAACTTCCCCTGCGCGTCAACGATCTCCACGCCGGTGTTCTTCGTATCGATGCCAAGCTTCTGAAGCGCCTCAGACGAGAGGCCCGACTTCTTCGCGATCACGTCGCCAAGCTCGCGGAACCGCGCAACGACACGCGGATTGGCGAAGGCGTCCAGCGCGCGACCAGCAGATGCCGAGGCCATCGCTGCCGAGAGGCCGTTGCGCGTGAGGAACGCCAGCATGGCACCGAGCGTCTGGTAGCTCTGGCCGGCGCGGACCGCCGAGGGCACCGAGCGCCCAATCGTGGTTGCGAACTGGCCGAAGGTGCCGACGCCCTTGCGCACCAACTGGAACTGGAAATCGAGCACGTCGTTGACTTTCTCCACCGGCACATGGAAGGCGTTCATAATACCGATGGTGGCACGCGATGCATCCTGAATCGACACCTGGCCGGCAACGGCTTCCTTCGAGAATGCCGTAAGCAGTCTTTGCGACTGCGCCATATTGACGTTCATAGAAGAGAAGATGTCGTACAGCGCAGGTTGCAATGCCTCTAGCGGTACGCCAATGGCGCTCGCAACGTTATTGGAAATCTTCTGCAACTCTTGCGTGCTTGTTTTTATCTTGTCGGTCTGCGTCAGCGTGAGAGCAGCTTGGCGCTGGTACTCGACGGCGCCCATCGCCATACTGTGCAATGCTTTGACGCCGGCAGCACCGACAAGCACCGCAGCGGCACCAGTCGCGATCATCACGCCGCCAATGCGCGCTTGCGCACGGTAATGTTCCAACGCAGCTTGGCGGGCCGCCATCTGCTGGCGGATTTCGAGTTGCTGCTGGCGGTGCGCCACCTGCTGCTGGCGGATATTCAGTGCTTGCGCATCGCGAATGAGTTGTAGTCGCTTGATCCGTTCGCGCGCTGCTGCCGCCTCAACGGTATCGCCAGCGCGTTCTGCGGCAAACAGGCGTTCGCGTGACTGCAAGATGGCGCGGTCATATTTCAACCGCATATCGGCCATGTTGATACCGAGCTGGCGCGAGCGCGTGACAGCTTCGCGTTGCACACGAGCAAAATCACCGATTGCCGCGTTCGCAACCGAGTTGACTACCCGCGAAGCTTGGTCCTTCGCACGGATAACCATAAAGATGTCTCGGACATCGAGACTTATTGGAATTCGCCCCCCATCACATTGAAGGGAGCAACATGGAAAAGAATCAACGGCGCTATAAGACGCATATCGTTTTTAACGTTGATCTTGCTACACGAACGGCCACTTGCGCGGAGTGTGGTGATGTGCCACTCGCGTTCACACCGTCTCGGGAAGGCAACTATCCTGCGCGCGGAGCGCGTACTAGAATTACGCACGGCGGTAAGTACACACGCCGTCAATACCAGCTCTGGAAGCCTGGCATTGAACTGGTTATACGCAGGAATAAAGTTCATACGATCTTATCCTATGACACAATAGCCCTCGTGGGCATCTGCGTGACGTGTGGCAAAATCCCAATCAAGGTGTGGGATTCTCCGTCCAAGCGTGCAAAGAGTATCTCGCATGTCATGTGCCTTTACAAACATGTAACAAGCCATCCAACGCTCATGCTAAGTGTGTCACCAGATGAACTACTTTCTGCGTGGCATACGACCTGCGATATTTGCGCAACCAATTTCTCCGCTACTCAGCCATACTATGTCGACCATAATCATACAACTGGCAAGTTTAGAGGGTACCTTTGCATTAGTTGCAATTTCCTTGTAGGGCGTTTAGAAGCAGCCCAATCAGAACTAGTCAAAAAGGCATTTGAATATATTCGATCCAGAGGTTAGATCACCCCCTTTCTATTGGCCTGGGCCTAACATCGTGCGCTCGTGTTGCACACCTGCTGGTGGCTGCCCGTCTTGCGGTTTCTTTGTCGCTGCTATCTTTGCGTCGTAGTCAGCTTTCGCTGCCTCTTCCTCAAAAATGACATGCCACTGCTCAATCAAAATGTGTGGTTGGTCAAACAGACCCCCCGCCTGTGGGAGACACCCCATGACCCGGCAGTCGCGTAGAGTCGCCAAGGCGAGTGCCGTCGATGAGCTGAGTCGCTTCGGGGTCGTCGCTTCCTTCCAAAAGTAGTCGTGAATCTCCGTCGCGAAATTGACGCCGCTCCTCTGGCGTGAAGCGATTCATTTCTTTGATATGCGCATCGATCTCGTCGCCGATACGTGGGTCGAGCTGGCGAAGATCGTGTGCCGTCGTGAGATTGAGCTGGCGCCCATGCTCATCAGTGAGGTTATGACCGACAACACATTTCTGGAAATCGAAGAGGGACGTGGCAAAGTTCGCCATCTCCCAAGTGACCTTCTCGCCGCCGATCTGAATGCCGTCAGGATTCTCGCGCGGCGTTTCCGTCGTCATTTTGAGGACGATATCCTGGCGCTCCATCGATTCGCCATAGCTCATTGTGCGAATCTCGACGTAGCCATCAGGCGGCGCAGATTGTAGTTCAAAGTGCCGAGGCTTCCCGGTCACAGTACCAACAGGCATATTGGCCTCCCTTGCCTATGCCTTGGTGATATGAAATTAGAAGAGCACTTCTTGCGTCTTGCACGCAATCTGGTACGACTTGGACGCCCCGAAGTCGAAGACCGCCATCAACTCTTCGTGCGCCCGAATGAGATCACCCTGGCTACCAGTCGTCACCGTCATTGTGTCACGCACAGCGTTGTAAAGATCGAAGATAATCTGGTTGTTTGTGCCGTTGCTCGCAAGCACTTGCAGCGTCGTGGCCGTCAGCGCTTTGTAGAGGTTGTATTCAGCTTTGTCCTGGAAGTCGCGATCGAAGACCATCCGCGCCGTACGCGAGCCATACTTGACATATCGCGCGCCACGGAGGCCGCCAGACTGCAAGCGGAACTGTGGCTCAGCCGCGTCATCGACGCTGAACTCAAACGTGTCAACGTCGAAGATTTGGCTCGCCGTAGGAATCTGGAAGCTGTACGTACCAGCGCCGAACTGCGTTGGCGCTGAGAATGTTGGCACCGGCAAGGTCTGCGTTGCCTCGTCGGACCCGACCATCGAGTTCCGCATCATCAGCAGACCGTCAGCGACGTTGAACGAGTATGAACCGACAACGAGGCCAGTAAAACCAAATACAACACCATTCTTTACGATGGTCAGGCTCATTGTGTTCGTTGCCGTGCCATTCGAGTTCGGCACAAACGTATAGGTGAAGTTCGGGCTCGTGCCAGTCCGCGTCATTGTCGCGCGCGAGCACTTGAGGAAGTACGGAACGACCTTATCATCAGCAACAATTTCCATGTCGCCAGCCGTATTGACGTTGCCGGGCACCGCTGCATAGGCATCGACGTTCTGGCGGATGTCACGTCGGAACACCGTCGCCTGCGTATGATTGATCGTGTCACTGGTGAACGGGAAGAACTTCGTCGGCGCGTAGTACGTGTTCGCATCCGTCGCCGTGTTGATAATTGGGAACGCGCCAGCCGGCGTACCGAGCGTGGTGAGCGTCTGCGGAGACGTACCAGTCGCCGTAAACAACTCGGTTCCAGATGCGCCGCCAGCAGCAGTCACATAGATTCGGTAGCTGGTCGCGCCTGGCACCGTCACCCAAGTGAGCGTCACCGTTGAAGTCGAACCAGTCGTCGTGACTGACTTCTCGTAAGTCACGCCGTTGTCGGCGATACCATGTGACTCGCCATTAGCATTGACGCTGGTAACAAGAAAGCGATACGTTCCAGCGGCAATGGTGCCACCAGAAGCAGCCGTTGTTACCGACGTTAGGGTAGGAGGCGGAAGCACTTCGAGCGCAAGGCCCGCGAATGCGCCACCACCGATTCCAAAGCCCACTTAGTCCTCCTTTGCGCCCGTGGTCTTCTTGCCCACAGGGGCGGGGGACTTTACGGTGGCAGCCTTCGGCGCCTTCTCGGGCTCGTCAGATTCCTCGTGAACATTCACGAACTGACTGCCCTTGAAAGCGTGCCACAGTATCAGTCCCGTATCAGATGCCATCACGGCCTCGTCATCTTTTGGCACGAGGTCAGCCGGGTTCACGCCTACCAATTCTGGATGGAAGGCGTAAAACGTCACCATGTCAGCATCGGTAACTTCGCGAGGGACACCATTTTTGAAGAGCCCCAAACCTGGAAGCTCGACATCCTCGCCCGGCTGAACATTCGACTGGGAAATAGTAACCAATACCTTGCGCTCGCCCATATGCTTCTACCCTCCTCTCTACGCTAGTACGCGCGATTGCGCGCTGACGTTGATTCTGACAGTTCGTAGTTTGGCGCCGCCACGACGGACGGTGCCGTTCTCAAGCTGGTCGGCGACGAGATTGAACACGAGGCCGTTGAGCGTCTGCGGCCCCTGTGTGACAGGATCGCGCGCGATGATCTCGTCCACGACGCGCTCAGCGCGCTGCATTGCTTCCGTCGCAAGCTTATCTTCAGTGACGATCTTGGCGAAGTAGTAATAGACGATCAGCTCATGCTGCATGGTATACATCATGCCAGTTTCATTGAGCTGACGGCGAGTGCGGAGTGGCGCGACAGCAGCGCTTGGGAATGCATCGACACGCGGCGGTTCGTCCTTATAAATACGCTTCAATTCGAGCGTGCCAGATGCGGCTTCCAGAAGTTCAATGAGTCCCGCAGCGACATCGCTGAGATGTGGAGTCTGCTGATACATCGTGCTCATAGGAACCGCCGAACACGCCTGAGCCAGTTCACTATTATGTGCCCACTCACCCAGCGCTGAAAGATGTCTTCAACGGCATCGACATCTTCGGTGCCCGCGCGCACAAATGGCCGCGCAGGAACGCCCTCGCCGAGCTGGTGAAAGCGGCCATATCTCGCATTGGTGGGAAGGTTGGCAAAGAACGCCTCATCAGACGTGAATTGCCAACGCGCCCTACGAGTTGCGGCCGAGAAGAGCGTACCGCTCTCGACAAGAATATCCTGCGGATCGCCGCCAAGCGTACCCTCGCGCTCGCGCCGCAGAATTGTTTCGTCACTGTGCGGTTCCCACGGAGGATCGCCGCCGACCTCGAACTGGTGTGCAATTGCAGGAATCATCACATGATCGACAGCCAGCCGAAGCGGCTGGCGGTACGTGCGGAAACCGCGAGCGACGACGCTAAGATCGCGCCCGATGATCCGAGCGCTCGGCGCGAACTCAACATCAAATCCGATCATCAGAAGTCCATCGCCATTGTGAACTTGCGCTCTTCGCTGCCTTCTTCGCCGATCTTGATGCCAAGTGCGTTGTAGATCGCGCTGCGACCAGTGTTATCGTCGGGGTAGAACTTTGGTCGTGCGAAGTCAGCGATCAGCACGTCGAGCGCATCGAAGAGGACGAGTTTGCCGTCAACGATCCAATCGACGCGGTTCCAAGCAATGCCTTCGAGCTTATTCGCGTAGCGGTTACCGGCATCTTCGGTTTCGCTGTAGACTTTGTTGTAGCGGTTCGCCGCAACAAGCATAGCGATGATTTTACGTACGACGGCCGGCGTGGTTGAGGGGGTATCCCACGCCGACACGTCGTACGCAGTGGCGATTCGCGCCAGGACCGTTGGCGCGATCTCGTCATCCTCGGGCAGCGGATCGTTCTCGGGAATCAGCAGCTTGTCAGGGTCCAACCAATGCTGGACTTCTGCCACGCTGACGTGCGCCATAACCGCTGGCTACCCCTTCTTTGCAGCCGGAGCAGCGACCTTCGAGCCGGTCGCCGCTGCCGTGCCAGCCTTGACCTCGTTGACGACGCTCTTAATGTCCTCCTCCTCGACAGCAGGCTTGGTAACGTCGCTCGCCTGCTCGCTGAGCTGCGCCGTGCGAACTTCGCCGACGCCAGCGACGTGTTGAAGCCGCGCAACTGCCGCCTCGGCTTCAAGCTGCGCCACGCGAGCTTCCTCGCGCGCTTCGTCAGCCGCAGCAAGCGCATCCCAAACGCGCTTGGGAACAAGGTAGCCACCCTGAAGCGCGCTGGCGATATCCATTTCGGTCCAAATCGCCGTGTCGATCTCATCGCCACGCTCATACCAGATCACTTCATGCGCATTCGGATCGCCATTACGATAGCCACCGTGACTAATATTACTAACTGCGACGTACTTCTCAGCCGCCATTAAATCCTCCGTTAGTTAGAAAACGCACACGTGACGGCTAAATGCAAAACTTGCGTGATGGTGGAATTGACAGGAAATATTGCAGCGTATTCGGTGTCAGTCAAAAGTTCATGCTCGACGCGTACAAATGCGCCATTACCCCAACTAAATGTTTGTCCAAGCTGCGCAGTAGCTGTCCCGCCTAGTGCGCGTTTGCCAATAGGGCACGTGATGGTATGGACGTTAGAGCCAGTATAACTAGGCGGAATTACATCGTCTCGCGTGACAATTTCGTAACTATTCAGACCGCCTTGCTTCCAACTAAGCGCAGTCTCATTACCGGCACATTGCTGACCAACATCAGAATCAATTACCCTGAGGGAGCCGCCACTATTCTTATAGCATGCATGGATTACTCCAGCACTGTCAGGAATGCTGGCATACGCAAAGCCACCAACAATAACTAACAGTGCTGAAGCAAATCCAAGTGCCGCCAAGCGACGCATTAGCTAATCGCATCCTTGATAAGATAACCTGCAATGGACTTGCCGGCCGAATCCAGCGCAGCGAATCGCAGGTCATACCGGCGCTGCACGCGAACGATGTCGCTCTTACGCTTGT